AATTGCTATATCTGCTGTTAGCCCCTTAATTAGTTTAGCTTTTAGTTTAAGATGTGCCTCCGCATAATGCTCAGTATTTGTAAGGTCATTTCTTTTAAACATTACCGCTAATATATCGGATATATATCCCTTAGGTTTAGTAATGGCTATCTTTTCTATTAGTTTCGTTTCCCTAACTGTAAGTTTAAACTCTGCTGAGTAAGCATAACCATCTAACTCCAATGTAGTTACCGGATCAGATAGTTCAGCCATTTTATTTCCATCGTTAAACTCTTTAACAATAGTGATAAAGTCAGCAACATCGAAGTCAAAAAATTCCTTTTCAGGTATTCCTAAAGCGATAAAAATTTGCAGATGCCTGTCAATAGGATCAATGCTCTGGTTATTGCTAATTTCCGTAATGAGCTCGAACTGGTCTATCGTCATCTCATCTACTCTGTTGGGTATTTCCCTTCCTAATATAGTTATCATAAGTTAATTTTTTTACAAATATATGAATAATTATAATATAGGTATGGCAAAAGATAATTTACCTATTTACAAAATTACAATTGATCCTGAATACGCTGAGAATGGGGAGGAATTAGGCATTGAACAAATAGCTTTTACCTCTACTCCTGCTATTAAGGTCATGGGCATGGCATTTAATTCTCAGGCTAAACCTATGATCTTTAAAGATAATATAAAATATAGAATAGTAGCGCCTGCATTAATCCCCATGGAAATCTACCGGAAGGATGAAGAGGATGGTAAAGAGTATTACGTTTCTTTTTCTAAGGAAGAAATAGAGAAAATACATTCTAAGTTTATGAAGGACATGTCTAATAAGGACCTGTTTAATTTAGAGCATAATACGGAAGAAACTGTACCTGCCTATGTACTTGAAGCATGGATAGTAGATAATCCTCTTAAAGATAAGGCGTATTCTTCATTTGGTATAGAAGTACCTGAAGGCACCTTAATGGTAACAGCACAAGTTACAGATCAGGAGTATTACAACTATCTGGTAGATAACGATCAGGTAGGATTTAGTATTGAGGGTTATTTAGGAATGAAATTAAAATCTGAAACACAATTAAAAACCAAAATAAATATGAACAAATTACCCGACGGAGAACACACTATCGATGGTAAAATCTATGTCGTAGTTGACGGAGAGATTACTGAGATACGTGACGCAGAAGTGGTTGAGGCCACAATGGCAGATACAGTAGTAGAAGAGGAGGAAGTAGTAGAGGAGGAAACTATGGCTGTTGATCCTGCTTTAGATGCTGAGGCAATACTAGAAATAGTACGCCCGATAATTACAGAACAAGTTGATGCCCTTGTAGCTATGATCGCAGATCTAAAAGCTCAATTGGAAGAGTCAATGGCTGTGGATGAACAAGAAGAGGTGGTGGAGGAGGTTGTGGCTTTAAGTGCACAACAGAAATTAAGTATGTTTAATAAATTTAATAATAATTACTAATAAAAACAAAACAATGAGAAAATTAAAATTTGATTTAGTTACTCTGCCATCTGCAGAATTAACACCTAACGCTGATAGCTTCTACGCTCAAGCGTATTTAGGATCATCCGAAATTACTGACAACTTCCGTACTTTACCTGGTGTAAAATATGCAATGAAAATTGGAGCGGTTACTTTTGGTGATATCCTACAACCTGCTTTATGTGGCTTTAATGCTCCTACAGATGACTTAAGCTCTAAGCAAGTAGATGTATGTTCATTATCTGCAATGGCACAAATCTGTCAGTTTGATTTGGAGCAATCTTTCGTTGCTTTACAGATGGCACAAGGTTCAAACGGTGATTTCACTGTAGCATCTTTCATGCAGTTCTATTGGTCAGAAATGGCGAACTCTATTAATGGTTCAATTGAGTTATTAAGATGGCAAGGTGATACAGGTGGTGCTGCTCCACTTAATTTATGTGATGGTTATCAAGTAAAATTAACTGCAGCTTTACCTCCTCCAATTCCTGTACCAGGCACACCTTACGTTATCAATGGTGGTACAGGTGGTATCGCTACCTTTGCTCAATTATTAACTGCATTACAAACTGCTTTTGCTTTGGTTCCTGCTACTATTGCATCACGTACTGCTGATCTACGTTTCTACTTACCAACACAATTAGTAAACATTTACCGATTAGGTGTAGCACAAGGTAACACTAATGCATTTATTACACAGGATTTATCTCTTACTTATTTAGGTATTAAAATAGTACTTTGTCCGGGTATGTCTAATGATACTTTTGTAATGACCTTAAAAGATAATTTACTTTATGCCTTTGATGGTGAAGGCGATCCATCTGACTTGAGAGCGATTAACTTGTCTGAAACTGTTGCAGAGCCATTTATCAGAACTCGTGCAAATATGAAAATTGGTTTCGACTTCGTTAATCCACAGGATATCGTATACTATTCTTAATATTAATTCATAGAGGGGGGCAACCCCCTTTATATAAAACTTAAAAAATATGCCCAATTTATGTGCATCTCTCGAAGAGATATCCAAGTCATGCGACAACAACTCAGGTGGAATATATCAAGTGTGGATAGTACCCCAGGATAGTATTGATGTAGTTACTACAAACACAACTTTTCCTGACTGGGAGGTAACAGCTATTACTTTGTCACCTGCCCCACCTACTACAACTTTTACAAACTATTTCATTCGCAGAAATACATCAAACTACACAGAAGAGCAGGCTGCTGATCTTATCAATGGCTCTACTTTTGTTACTCAGACGCTTAACCTAGTATTCCACAGACGTGAGATGGCTAAGTCTAATGCACTTAAAATACTTGCTTCAGGTCAACAGTACCTTTCAGTGGTTGTTTTAGATGCTAATGGTAAATATTGGTACTTCCCCTACATGCAACTTACTACTACAGGTGAAGGATCAGGTACAGCCAGAGCTGATGGTTCTAAGTACACTGTTACCTTGGTAGCTGAAAATGAATTTTTAGCTTATGAGGTTAATTTACTTAATCCTGCAGCTTACACAACTTTAGGTTTAGTTTAAGGTAAACTCCTAATAAAATTAGCCCTGCAGATTGTGGGGCTTTTTTTATTTATAATTATTTACAAGCTATGTGATAATATAGGTATGATATACATTGAACAGGGGGTAATTAATCAGGTGGTGCTAACCTTAACAGAGGTCACAACTGTACCCACCCCTCACTATCTATTTGCTTTCACTAATGAAATGAATACTCTATCAGTTACTCAGCTATTCACCACTGCTGATCTTAGCTTATATCCTGAACGGTATAATCTTTTTGTTTTGAATGAGCCAGTAGATATCATTTTAAATCAAGGGCAGTTTGTTTATCAGATTTATCAGAGCTCAGTACCCTATGTACTACCTTTAACTATTGCACAGACTACAGGAGTAGTAATAGAAGAGGGTAGAATGGTGGTAAGTGGGCCAGTAGGAACTTCAATATACGACTAATATGGCATGGTATAACAACTTATTTAAAAAAGCAGATACTACACATGAGGTGGTAGAGGGATATCAGTCATTCAGCACTCCATTCCTACCTGTAGGTAAAGGTAACCTAACACTCCCCTATGTAAGCAATAGATATTCTGCAAATCAGTGGATAAACTTTGGAGCTGAGAACCTATACCCTGAGATGCTTAACCAAATGTACTACTCATCCCCTTTGCATGGTGCTATAGTAGACTTTAAGACTAACGCTGTCATAGGTGGTGGCTTCGCTCTTAAGACTGATTTGCTTACAACTATAGAGAAGCTAGAGCTATATACATTTGAAAGAAAGATTAACCTTAAGCATATTGTAAAGGCAGTTACTAAACAGCTCATCATCCACAACAGGATCTACTTCAAGATATGCTACGGACCTAACCGAAAGATAACCAGGATTGAAAATATATCTCCTGAAAAGGTCAGAGTATCTATAGATAGAAAGACTTATTTTATCTCTGACGATTGGAGCACTAGAATAGGCATCTCTATGATTAAGCCATACCATATAGCCAACACTGACGCTGAGCAACTATACTGCTACGAGATTAAGAGCATAGGCCAGGACTACTACTCACTACCTCAATATACTAGCTGTCTTAACTTTGCTTTTCTATCAGGAGAGCTAAGCTACTTTGCTAAGTCTAATATCCAAAACTCTGTTTTCCCTTCATTTGCTATGATGTTCCCTAAGAGGCCACAAAGTGAGGAGGAGAAGCACATGATTAAGGATACTATAGATAGAATGAAAGGGGCTGCCAATGCAGGTAAAGCTGTTGCATTCTTTGCTAACTCAGCTGAGCAGCTGCCTAAGATAGAAGCAATGCCAACTAATGGCAATGATAAGCTATTCCAGGAAGCATCACAGCTGAACACTGAACAGATTTGCTTTGCTCACACTATAGATCCTATCTTAATGGGTGTGAGAACTACAGGATCATTAGGTGGTGGTGCAGATATTAAGCAGGCTTATGTGATATTTGAGAAGAATGTAGTAATGGAGCTTAGGAGCTGTGTAGAGCATATCTTTAACGAACTACTAACCATCTCCAAAATACCTGCTGATTTCAGTATCAATAACTTCCAGGTAATAGATGAGTCAATAGTAGAGCTAGAGGGTGATGCTTCAAGAATAAACAACCTGATCAGTGCTATGCACCCTACTGTTGCTCAGAAGATACTAGATAATATGACACCAAACGAAATAAGAGCTCTAGCTGATTTACCTCCACTTAATAATCCTACTGTATAATGCTATATTTCATCACAGAAACTTATCTTAAGGTTAATACACCCATCACTGCTAATGTGGATGTCACAGATGTTACACCATACATAGCGACTCAGGCAGCACTAAGGATACAGCCAATACTAGGCACTACTTTCTACAACTACTTGCTAACTCAGTATAATGCTCAGGCACTTCTGCCTGATGAGATAGATTTAGTTGAATTTATACAACCTGTAATAGCTTGGAGATCTGCAGAGGATGCTGTTTTCGGCCTAACCTACCAACTTAAGAACAAAGGACTGCAGACTCAATCAGGTGATTACTCTGCTAGTGTATCTCGTAATGAGGTGGCCTTCGGGATGGAACATTATGCACAAAAAGCATCTTTCTTTGAGCAGAGACTAATCAGATGGCTGCTAACTAACAGAGCACTGTTTCCTCTCTTCATATCTACTACTAACATGGATACAGATCTTAGGCCAATGTTCAATAACTGCAGCTGCATCAACCAATACCAACTAACTTGCATAGGCAACTGTGGTAACTTTAGAGAGAACGGATATAACAATAGTATACTGATCTTATAATGAAAGTACAGCTATCTATCTTAATATCCACAATTCAAAAATACATCATCCAACTTTTATCAGTGGTATCAGCTTTCTTTTTACCAATATCAGGGATATTATTTTTGATTGGTTTTGCTATTTTGGTGGATACAATTACTGGTATATGGAAGGCTAAAAAATTAAAGATTAAAATTACATCAAGAGGGCTGTCAGCTATTGTGTCTAAGTTATTTCTATATGAAGTGGCTGTCATTTTAACCTACCTGATAGATAAGTTTATATTAAATGATATCCTGCTGCAATTCTTCTCTGTACCTTTAATGCTCACAAAAATACTATCCCTGGTGCTTGTAAGCATTGAGGCCATCTCTATTTCAGAAAATTACAAGGCTGTAAAGGGTATAGATATATGGAGTGCACTTAAGAATTTACTACAACGATCAAAAGAAATAAAAGGAGATATAGATGGAGTTAGATCTACAAAAGATAGTCCAGGAGAGGCTGGATAGTAACCAGTACAACCACGAAGAGCATCCAAAGAGACAGATATACTTACACCATACTGCAGGAGACC